ACAGCACCGCCATATTCTCCCTGCCAATAGCCGTCTCGTAGGCCTTGTATAGGATAGACTTCGGGGGAAGTATCTGAAGACACTTCACAACGTCCTCACAGATCCTGCGGTACAGCACAATCGCTGCATTACTAATATCTCCAAGAGCATTGTTGCCTGCCGCCAGTTGCTGCTGGCGTACGCCAACAAGCTGGTCTCCCTTAGGGCTCGTTCCGTCCATAACCTCGTTAATGCCCGTAGCATCACGAATCATACGCAGAGCGTGGTTGTAGATGGTGATGAGCTCGTTGATGTTCCTAATGCCGTTCTCAAGTGGACGGATCGGTGGGTTCTGGAAGCTGCCGTCAGGATTCTTACTGCGGTAGTAGAAAATACCCGTCTGCTCGTAGATGTCTTGAAGGTCCAGAGGCTGTAGCTCTCCGCCACGTCCTAGCTGTACGTTCTCAAGTCCCTCGATGTCGATGATCAGTCCATCAGGCTTAGCCTTAGCGATAGACTGTTGGAGCTTTAGGTGGGTAATCTGCAGCTGGTCGGCAAAGCCGATGATGCCGCTTACCATAGACTTAGGGATAGACTTGCGGATGTTGGTGGCTACAATGCTGTAGCTCATCCGGGTTCTGGTGAGGTCGTGAACATTTTTAGGAATGTTCTTCTTCAACCCGTAGTCGTAGATGTAGTCAGTACCTAGGATGTAATTACCACCATACAGCGTCTGGTTCTGCATATATACAGCCTCCCTATCGTACACACTCTGCTGTGGGGCATTGTACTTGTGGCCTTTGTAGTAGAAGCCAATGTTTCCAAAGCGAGACTCCTTCTTCTCAAAGATGATGTTGTCAACGCTAACAAACTCAAAGTCAAGGACTTCGATGGTGTACTCGTCGTAACCGTAGTAGTAGCGCTCCATACCTGGGTCGTACCCAGAGCCCATCAGCCTGCTAGAGTCATTACCGAAGCGGTTCATAACCGTCCTTGCCATCTTCTCGTACTCGTCCTCGGTGAACTGGTTGCCTGCGGTTCTCTTAAGTTCAGAGATGCTCATACGCTTTACGTGGCCTGCGTAGGTTATATCCGTAAAGTTTGGGTCAGAGGTAAAGCTGTGGATGAAGAATGCTGGGTCTACATAGTCCTCAACGATTCCGTAGTTGGGGTCGTTGCTGCGCTTGGTGACAGCAATACCACAGGTGACGAGGTCTTCGACATTGCGCCTAAAAATGCGCTCGTCGAAGTCGTTCCAGCTTAGTGTTAAGTTGATGCCAATCTGGGCAGCAATCTCAGCAGCGGTCTTGATGTTAGTCTCAAGGAAAATTTCGGTCTCCTCAGCGGTATCGGGAAGTGAGTCTGGGTCTACCTCGGTGCGAAGTCCTGAGTCCTTCGCCTCCTTTAGGATGTCCTTATTCTCGATGAATATCTTCATCTTATTCTTCTCGTAGTCCTTCTCGCTGCGTGACAAAGGGTCAACAGCTTCAATGTTGGGGTAGAACTTAGAAGAGAGAATCTTGTTGACTACAATCTTTACGAACTTAGGAACGATAGGAACTGGTGTCCAGTCTAGGTTCACCAGAGAGCCATCACCGTTGTTCGGGTCAAGAGAGGTAAGTATCTGCTTGTAGATGGATGTGTCTTGGGTTCCGTTGGCGTAGTCCCTAGAGACTTCGAACTCACGGAATCTTTTGCTGTACAGAGACCCCTCGTACTGGGCGCTTCCCCACTGGCCGTATATAGCCTTTGCGTACTGAAGACCGTACCTCTTTCCCACCTTTACATCGTGTGAGGCAAAAGGGTCTGGGAACGTAGAGTCGTATGAGTTACTTTTTACAGAGTATTGATCCATTTATCGGAGTTTATGGACAAAGGTACGAACTTAACTTATCGCCTAATTTCCTTACCCTTGCGGAAGAAAACCCTCTCGTTGAAGTTTGTCTTTTTGACTTCTTTGACCTGCTTCTGGGCAGCAAGCAGCGCCAGCCCTGAGCTGATTGTTAAGTCAAACTTTGTCCTGTCGTCTATCTTAAAGTTTATCCAGTCCTCAAGTGTCCTGTTTAGATACATCCTTCCGAACTTACCAGTCTCGTTGTGGAGCCCTACGTGGTCGTGGATATAGGACTCAATAGCCTGAGCGTGAGCTTGAATGACATCTTGGCTATTGGAAGGTATCCCCTTTGTCTTTACGTTCATCTTCGATGAGGTAGACGCTAGATGCGCAGGGCGGTTCATAAGGTACTCGTCGTAGCCCCTTGACTCAAAGTACCTAGCGATGCCGTACTTGTTGTTCTCTATCAGCACAGGGTATCCGTAGAATACCGCAGCCATAAGGATGTCCTCGTAGAATATCTTGGCAAGCGGAGGCCGTGAGGCGTACTCCGCGACAAACATATTAGAGGGATGCTCCATCGAGAACTTGTTGTACACGTGGCAGGCACCCTTTGAGGACCTGTAGTCAAGGGTGGTGTCAAGGTCGTAGGAGTCAACACCCATAACCCCGAATGCTCCGTTGGGGGCAACAGCTTTATTGCTCTCAATCTTCCGTTTATTTCGAATATCAGCAGGTGCTAGCCAAGCCACACGCCACCGCCCATTAGGGTCGGGGGCGAAGATCACCTCACTGTCCATCTTACCATCTCTCCATTGGAAGTTACCGATTACCACAGGGTTTGGGTAAAGCTCCTCGTTGTGTTGTATCTGCTCGTATATCTTCTGAATATTAAACAGAGAACTCTTGGTCGAGTCGCGGAACGCCTCGTCCTCGGTAAAGGGGAACTGGCGTATAATCTCGTTGAGCTCGTAGCTGTTGTTCTGCTGGCCCTTTCTCTCGTTCTTTAAGAACGTCCTAGCACCAATTTCGGTAAGGGTTCCGTCTTCGGTAAGCATTGGAGTCTCTGGGTCTTCAACAATAGGAAGTCCGTACTGGCTGAAGAATCCCTCCATTGCATCGTATGCCGGAATGAATATCTTATACAGCCCGCTCTTGGTCCTTCCGTTCTCGTTGCGGTCGTTGGGGTCGGAGTCGTAGTACAGATTCCTAAACTCCCTGCCGCCCTTGTCCAACGGGTTTACCGTTGACCCCACCATCGCCTTTCCAATCACCCTACGTCCAACAAGAAGACAGGTCCTGTGGATTCTCCATACCTCCCTTATGTCGTTAGGATTCAGCCACTTACCAGCCTCATCTAGGAATAGCATATGGGTCTTGCTTCCGTCATACGCGTTATTAGTAGTGTTCTTCCAGTTGATTATAGTGTCCAATGCCTCACCTCGTGAGGTCGTCTTGTTCTTCTTGGTGATCCGCTTCGAGGGCTCACGGAAGGCAAGCTCCATACGCGGGTTAGTGGTTCCGTCAATGATAGGAGAAAAGAAGAACGGGTAGCCCTTGAATATGGGGATGATCTTAGAACCGAACACCGCCTCCTGGGCGTCTGTTCCTGTCTTGCTCATAATACCCAACAGCTTTTCCTTCACCTGACTGCCTTCGTCCACAAGCACCGCTGCACTCATATTGGTATACCCAGAACGTCTGCACTTGGTGTATATCTGCCCTAAACACCGAGGGTCTGATTCGCAGGCCGATAGGTGGACAAACAGCTTACGCTGGAAGTCTAGGTACGTAGGGTATCCGATGTCTATGGAGCTCCACTGAAGGAACATATAGTGATGACCCGTGATGTAGGTCTCCTCTCCGTTGTTCATAAACCACAGTCCTTCCTTGCGTCTCTTGAACTCCTGCTCGATGTAGGGACTCCACTTCTGCTGGAACTCACGTGGGGACTCGTACCAGTCGTCCATACTGTTTATCTGTGCAAGCTCCCTAGGTATCTCCTGTCGCTTCCACATTTGCTGCTCCTTTGGTAGGCCGCTAAAGAGAAAACTCTCCGGCTTTGGTAACTGAATACTTAGGGACTCTATCTCAATGATAGGCCCGTCCGAGTTGTTCGGACAGATGTTTATCACCTCCTGCTTGTCTATTACCTTCAGCCCAGCCATTATCTTGCCATCCTCTCGGCGAAGCCTCCCTTGAAGTCCTTCTCCTTTTCAAAGGATCCGGACTCCTCGATGTCGCCAACAAGCTGTTCTAGCTTCTGCCTCTCTACGATAAGCTCCTTGCAGGCTAGGGCTGTATCCTTGATTGCTTGCAGCTCTGCCTTGCGAGCGGACCCCGTTAAATCGGGGTCTACCGGCTTACGTATCTCCTCGGTCATATTACTGATTGCAGCCTCCATCGCAGAGATGAGGTTACGTGCAGCATTAACTGTTGTGAACTTTACAGCTTTTGACATATCAAATGGTGGATTTGCATACGCCACAGCTTGCGGCCATTGATGTCCATCTCGTAGTCTGCGTCCTTGGCGAAGTACACGACGTCGCCCACAGCGAGACCTTCTTCCTCTAGCCACTGGCTTCCATAAACGATACGGCCCCAGCGCTTTTCTGGTTCCTTGATAGTAATGATTTCTATGAAGCTTTTCTCCTTGTCAGCATCGATATCAAAGGGTTCTAGGAACACCCAGTCCGCAACAGCTATAAGGCTACCGTCTGGCTTCTCGATAAGGTATGCCTGATTGCCCTGACCGCCGAAGGGGTCGTAGTTGACGCGGTATATCTTCTCTTTAGGGTCAACGACTTGGGTGTCGTTGAGCGCAACGTGGTGGTGATGGAACACGTAGTCTCCTATCTCTAGCTCGGACTTGAACTTGGCTGGAATGCCTACAACCTTAGCCTTCATAGTTCGGTGTTGGAACTCGTTGAACTTAGTGTCGAGGTAAAGCTCTGACTCTCCCACCTTGATGGTGTCGTTTACAGCGCTAGGTATGTGCAC